GCTCAACTGGGAATGGATACGGCTCTTTCTTTTTGCGGGGTTTCTTGGTGGTCATCGTGTCGGTCATGGAACATCCTTTTCGGTATTATTTCATGACCCCGTTTCACACAGAAATTCTTACAGGCTCCAGTTCCGCCATTCAACAGCTCAGCACCTTCAGCGATGCGGGCAAGAAACAGGTGACGTTCGCTACTCGCGTGGCCTTGACGCGCACGGCCCAGTTGGCCAGCGGTGCCTTGAAGCACGAAATGCGTGACAGCTTCCGCAATCCCACGCCCTACACCATGTCGAGCCTGTTCGTGCGGCCGGCTACCAGGACCAACCTGACCGCTGAGGTCAAGCTCAAAGACTTTGCCGCCAAGGCCACGCCAGCGGCTACCTACCTGGCACCGCAGATCACCGGCGGGCGCCGCCAGATGAAACGCTTTGAACGTGCCATGCAGTCCATCGGCGCGCTGCCACCGGGTTATCGCATCGTGCCAGGCGCTGGCGCCAAGCTCGATAGCTACGGCAATATGAACCGCGGTCAGATCGTGCAGATTCTTGCCTATTTTCGGGCGTTCCCGGAGGCCGGGTACAAGGCCAACATGACCGCGCAGGGGCGCGCCAAGATGGCGCTGGGCACGAAAGCACGCCAGGGATTTCGCTACTTTGTCGGCCGGCCAGGTGACCGCGGCGCGCTTGGCGTTTACCAGAGTCTGCGCGGAGGCGGCCGTGGATCGCTGAAGCCCGTGATGATTTTCGTTCGATGGGCGAATTACCACAAAAGGTTCGACTTCCAGTACACGGTTGAGCTGACCGTCAAGAACGAATTCAGCGCCCAGTTCAGCCGGGCCTACGCCGAAGCGCTGACCACTGCACGCCGATGAGGCTGTCATTCGATGATTTCCTCAAAAAATATTATCAAAACGAAACATGATGAAAATGAAAATTTTATTAGTGAAATAAATCATGAGGCCCCCCCAGCTTAGGTTCTCTCCAGCCCACCTCTTATAGGGGTAATTCGAACCCCGTTAAAACGCTAGTGACTGCCCAAACAATTTCCTGACAAATACCCTGACTAGACCAGAATTACGATGCCAAACCTGACAACAATCGCAAAATGGGCCGAATCCATCGGCATCTCGCGCCAACAAGGCTACGCTGCGGTGAAGCGCTGTGAAATACCGGTCACCGACGGCCAGGTCGATACCGAGTACGCGACGATCCTCTACGAGCGCCACACGCGCCCGCGTGCCAACGGCAAACGGCCTGCCTCCATGGAAAAAGCATCGCTTCCACAGAGGGAGAGGGAGGGGGAGACGGCACGCGCACCGTCGTATGACGTCAGCCGTGCGCGCCAGGCCGCCGCTGACGCATCGATGGCAGAAATGAAGGAAGCGGAACTGCGCGGCAAGTACCTGCTCAAGGCAGATGTCGAGGCCGCGATCTACCAGGCAGCGCGCGGCCTGCGTGACGGGCTGGTGAACTGCTCGCGCCGCATCGGCGCCGACGTCGCCGTGCTGAGCGACGCCGACGCGTGCGAGGCGCTGATTACCCGCGAGCACCGCGCCCTGCTCGAAAGCATGCAGCACATGTTGGCCAGCAGCCTGGCGCTGGCGCCTGCCGAGGGCAATGTGGAATGAACAACGTCGGCGCAGTCGTCAATGATGCATTCAGCCGCGGCTTCCAGCCGGACCCGGATATGGCCGTGGATGAATGGGCTGACCTGTACATGATCATTCCACCCGACTCGGGCGCCAATGAACACGGCAAGTACCGCACCTCACGCACGCCGCACGCGCGCCGCGTGATGCAGGTGCTGTCGGACAATCACCCGTGCAAGCGAGTGGTGCTCAAGGGGGCCAGCCAGATGCTTAAAACGCAGGTCGGCCTGAACTGGTTTGCCGCCAGCGTGCACCAGAGCCCCGCCAACTTCCTGTGGATTCTGCCCACTGGCAAGCTGGCCAAGCGCACCAGCGCGCGTATCTCGAAAACCATCGCCGCCGTGCCCCAGCTGGCCGAGCGCGTCGCCGCGCCGCGCTCGCGCGATTCGGTCAATACGCTCGACACCAAGGAATACATCGGCGGTGCGCTGACCATCGTGACCTCGGGCGCCGCCGCCAACCTGTCTGAATTGCCGGCCCGGCGCGTGCTGTACGACGAGATCGACCGGGCCGAGGCCAACGTCAACGGCGAGGGCGCATCGTGGAAGCTGGCAGAGGCGCGCCAGACCACCTTTGAAAAAACAAGAAATCGTACTACCCCAGCTCGCCCACCATTGAGGGAGAATCGGCCATCGACGAGCTGTTCAAGATGGGCACGCGCGAAGAAGCGCTGGCTGATTGCGTCGACTGCGGCCACGAGCAAACCCTGGAGTTTGAGCGCTTGCAACTGTCCGAGGACGCCCAGAGTGCGTTCTACCCCTGCATCGCGTGTGGCTACCGCATGGTCGAAAGCGACAAAAGCCGCATGTTCGCGCGTGGCGCCTGGAGCGCCGGCGTGCCTGGCGACGGCGAAACGGTCAGCCTGACGATATCGGGCATGTTCCTGCCATACGGCTGGTTTTCCTGGATGGGGCTGCTGAAGGAATACAGCGCCGCCAAGGAAAAGCTGGCTTCCGGCAGCGAAGAGCTGATGATCACGTTTTACAACACCCGCTTGGCTCGCTGCTGGGCGCGCGCCAAGGAGCAGACCAAGGCGTCGGAATTGAAGGCGCGGGCGGAGCCGTACAAGCTCGGTACCGTGCCCAAGGGCGGCCTGATACTGACCGCTGCTGCGGACACCCAGCCCGACCGCCTGGAAGTCAAGGTAGTGGCCTGGGGCGCTGGCATGGAGTGCTGGATCGTCGATTACCAAGTGCTGATCGGCGCGCCAGCCGAGCCGGCCGTATGGGCGCGCCTCGACGCACTGCTGCAGAGCCGATATCGCCATGCAAACGGCAAGATGCTGCCGATTTCCGCCGCCATGATCGACTCGGGCGGACACAATACCCAGGACGTCTACAATTTCACTGCCGATCGCCAGTGGCGCCACGTGTTCGCCTTGCGCGGAGCGTCGCAGCCGAACAAGCCGATCCTGAGCGCCAAGCCCAGCCTGGTCGACATCGATTGGCAAGGCCGCAAGGTGGCCAGCGGCGCGAAGTTGTGGATGATCGGCACTGACACCGCCAAGGACCACCTGGCCAACCGCTACAAATTTTCGCATGGGCCTGGTGCGATTCATTTCTCCAGTGACCTGCCGGACGAATACTACGAACAGCTCACGGTCGAGTTCCGGGTTTCCGTCTACAAACGCGGCCGCAAGGTCACTACCTGGCAAAAGCCCAACGGGGCCCGCAATGAGGCCGGCGACGTCATGGTCTACAACCTGGCTGTGGCGCATTACCTGGGCCTGCACAAGAAAAACGAAAGCCAGTGGCAGTTCATCCGCGATAAGGTCGACCCGCCCACCGGCGACCTGTTTGAAGAGCCCGTGCCACCGGCCACCGAAGAGTCGGATGAAGAAGCGCTGGATAGCACCGCAGCAGATACGACGGACGAGCGGGCGCCAGTTACCAATAACCCCGACACTGCGCCAGCCGTGCCATCATCGACACCCCGGCAGCAACCAGAGCAACCCGAGCAAAGTAGAGAAAGAAGCGCGCCATGGCCGAGACCACGAAACCCAGCAACATCGTCACGGAGAACCGACCGATGGTAACTCTTCCTGGCGGCCTGGTGTCGCCCGATCTGGTTGACCTGATTTTCGACTACATCCTGGCCGAGTTCCCGGAAATGGCGCCGCGCGCTGGCGTGCTGAAGGAGGCGACTCGCAAGGAATTCTCCGGTGACACCACCTACATTGCACGGCGTTCGGCCATTGAGCGGCAAAACTGGTTAACGAGGTGCTGCGCCTGTTCAACGGACGCAACGCCACCGAGATCGCGCGCCGCCTCAACATCAGCCGCTCGACGGTGTATCGCTTGATCAAAACGGCAGGATAAAAAATCGTCTCAGTTTTCTTGGAAATGAGACGATTAATTCGCCATGCTGGCGCAATGGCCCTTACACAAACCGACCTTGACGCCCTCGACCGTGCAATCGCCTCCAACGAACTGGAGGTCGAGTACAACGGCCGGCGTGTCAAATACAAATCCACCAGCGACCTGCTCGCTGCCCGTAACCACGTTGCGGCGGTAGTGCGGGCCGCTGCACCGCACCAGCAGCGCAGCGTGTTCCGCTTCCGCTTCACCACCTCGCGCGGGGACTGATGAAAAACATCATCGACCGCATGATCGGCTGGATCAATCCCGCTGCCGGTATGGCCCGCCACATTGCCCGCCGGCAGCTGGAACGCGCCTACGAGGCCGCCAGCCCACGCGATACCTGGCGCCCGCGCCGTGCCGGCGCCAGCGCCAACGCCGACCATATGGCCGATGCTGCGGCGCTGCGCGCCAAGTCGCGTTCGCTGATACAGAACGTGTCCTATATCGCCGCCGGCTTCGAGGGCCTGGTATCGTCCACCATCGGCACCGGTATCATGCCGCGCGCCACCGGCACCGAGGCCAAGACCATCAACGCGCTGCTCGAGCGCTGGATGAAGGTGTGCGACGCTGACGGCCGTTACGATTACTACGGCCTGCAGGCAGCCGCGTATGAGGCTATGGAGGCGGACGGCGAAGTGCTGATCAGGCTGCGTCCGCGCCGCCCGTCTGACAACCTGCCGGTACCGCTGCAACTCCAGCTGCTGGAAATCGATTGGCTCGATAGTTCGCGCACCGGCGTCATTGGTGGTAACGACGTGATCAACGGTATCGAATACGATGCCTTGGGCGCCACCGTTGCGTACTGGCTGTGGCCGCAGCATCCAGGTGACAACACCCGCCTGCGCGGCAAGCAGTCGCAGAGCCTGCGCGTGCCAGCAGCCAACATCATTCATCTGTTCAGTCCGAAACGGCCAGGCCAGGGCCGCGGCTTCCCCCGCTTGAGCCCGGTGATTGCGCGTGTGCGCGACCTGCAGTTGTACCAGGACGCCGAGATTGCCCGTAAGAACAATGAAACTCGACTGTCCGTCATGGCCAGCGGCGACGCTACCCAGTTGTCCAACCCGGCCATTGGCGATGAACAGCCGCAGAACTATGCGCGCGATACCGGCGACCTGGGCGAACTGCCCAGCGGTGGTGTGCTGCAAATGCCGAACGGCATGTCGATTACCGTGGTCGAGCCCAAGGCTGCGCCCGGCTACGTGGACTACGTCAAGTTTGAGTTACACCTGATCGCGGCCGGCTTTGGCGTCCCGTACGAAATGATGACGGGCGACATGAAGGAGGTCAATTTCAGCAGCGCCCGGGTGCGCTTGCTTGATTTCCGCCGTGCCGTATCGCGCATGCAGTGGCTCACCATCATCCCGAAGATGCTCGAACCCATACACCAGGCATTCATCGATACCGCCTACCTGAGCGGCGCCATCCAGCGGCGCGATATGGCAGTGCGCTACAGCCCGCCGAAGTTTGATTACGTCAATCCCGAGCAGGACGTCAAGGCTGACCTGGCCGAGGTGGCCGGCGGCCTGTCGAGCCTGAGCGAGAAGCTGCGCCAGCGTGGCTATAACCCTGAAGATGTTTTCCAGGAGCTGGCAAACGACTTCGATGCCCTGAAAAAGCTGGGCATCCTCGATACCCTGCTGTTCCTGCAGAAGGGCAATTTGCCTACTGCCACGGACTCCCCACAGAAAGAAAAAGCCGCCGCCGCTGTCTGACGCATGCAGCTTGAAAAAATCGTCTCACTTTTCTTGGAAATGAGACAGTTAAATCAGCACACTGGCTGCATGACGACCTCAACCAAACCCCAGTCTGCCTCGCCAGACGACTGCGCACCGCGCAACATGCCCATGCTGAGCCGGGGCGCCGAGCTCGTGCCCACCACGTTCAATGATGCCGACAATACAGTCGATGTCGTCTGGACGGTCGGTGGCCGGGTGCGGCGCTATGACTGGTACAGCGATGCCCCCTATGAGGAAGAGCTGCTGGTGACGCCCGAAGCGGTCGACATGGCGCGCTTTGACGCAGGCGTGGTGCAGGTGCTCGATGGCCATCGCACCTATGGCGGCGTGGATGCCATCATCGGCATCGCCATTCGCGCCAGCATTGAAAATGGTGAAGGCCGTGCCACGCTGCGCCTGTCCGGCCGGCCTGAGATGGCTGGTGTGGTGGCCGATATTAAGGCCGGCATTATCCGCGCCATCAGCTTCGGCTACAGCGTCTCCAAATACGAAATTACGCGCGCTATCGATCGCACCGATGGCGTCAACATGCCGCTGTACCGTGCCGTCGCATGGCAGCCGTACGAAATCAGCTTTGTCACGGTCCCGGCCGATGCCAATGCCAGTACCCGCGCGCAGCCGACCAGCGGCGCTCCGTGTGAGTTTGTTCGCAGCGCCGCAGTAAATCCGCCCCCACTTATCAACCAGGAACCCAACATGACTCCAGAAGAAATTGCGGCCCAGGCCGCGCAACGCGCCGCCGACCTGGCGGCCACTCAATCGGCCGCCGCTGCTGCACAGGCTGACACCGCATCTGCCGCTGCCACTGCGGCTGCCGCTGCGGCGGTGCAGCGCTCGGCCGATATCACCGATATGTGCACGCGCCATGGCGTGGGCCAACTGGCCGCCGGCCTGATTCGTGGCGGCAGCACCGTCGACCAGTCGCGCGCCGCCGTGCTGGAAGAGCTGGCGCGTCGTGATGCCGCCCAGGGCGGCCACCACAATGTGCAAATCCAGCTGGTAGGCGACGAACAGCAAACGCGCATGCAGGGCATGGAAGAAGCGATCATCCACCGCGTCCACAGCCGTTCCGAGCTGACCGACAACGGCCGCCAGTTCCGTGGTATGAGCCTGCTGGAAATCGGCCGCGAGTTCCTGCAGTCGCGCGGTATCGAAACGCGCGGCATGGACAAAATGCGCCTGGCGTCGGAAATGCTGCAGTTCCGCTCCGGCATGAACTCGACCAGCGACTTTGGCGCCCTGTTCGCCAATGTGGCCAACAAACGCCTGCGCAGCGCCTACGACGACAATCCAGGTACCTACACCCAATGGGCGCGCCGTGCACCGAATGCGCCGGACTTCAAGAATATCAGCGTGGTTCAGCTGTCGGCGCGCCCGAGCTGCTGCAGACCAACGAGCACGGCGAATTCAAGTACGGCACCATGAAAGACGGCGCCGAAACGTATGCGGTGGTGACCCATGGCCGCATCGTTGCGCTGACGCGCCAGGCCATCATCAACGATGACCTGCGCGGCTTTGACCGCCTGGTCAGCGCCTTCGGCAACAGCGCGCGCCGTCTGGAAAACCGCACGGTCTACAGCCAGCTGACGGGCAACGCCAAAATGAGCGACGGTGTCGACCTGTTCCACGCAGACCATGGCAACCTGGCCGGCGCTGCCGCGGCGCTCAGCATCGAAGGCCTGAAGGCTGGCCGCACGGCCATGCGCCTGCAAAAGGGCCTGCAGAAGGAAGAACTGAACATCATGCCGAACTTCCTGATCGTACCGGCCTCTCTGGAGCAGGTGGCGTACCAGTTGACCAGTGCCAACTACGTGCCGGCCAAGCAGGCCGACATCAACGAGTTCCGCGCCGGCGGCCGCACGGCCGTGCAGCCGATCGTTGAACCCATCCTGGACGGCATTAGCGCCCTGGACTGGTATTTGGCCAGCGACAATGGCCAGATCGACACAGTCGAATATTGCTACCTCGATGGCGCCGAAGGCCCGGTGATCGAAAGTCAGATCGGCTTTGATACCGATGGTATTTCGTACAAGTGCCGCCTCGATTTCGCCGCCAAGGCCGTCGACTTCCGCGGCATGTACAAGGGCCGCGGCGCGTAAGCGCGTGCCCCTCCACCTTTCATACAGGATCTGATCATGCGAAATTTTGTACAAAACGGTGACGTCGTTACCGTCCTGGCTCCCTATGCCGTATTCAGCGGCCAGGGCGTGCTGGTGGGCGCCGTGTTCGGCATTGCTGCGACCGATGCCGCCAACGGTGCGCCGGTCGAGATCAAGCGCCAGGGCGTGTTCGATGTGACTGCGCTGGGCACCGATGCCGGCGCGCAGGGTGCGAAAATCTACTGGGATAACACGGCGCGCCGACTGACCGTCACTGCCACCAACAACACCCTGGTGGGTGCGCTGGCCGACGCCAAGATCAACGGCGACGCCACGGCACACGCGCTGCTCGACGGCACGGTGCGCTAATGTCGTTTGCAGCCGCCGAGGCGCGACTGAATGCCAGCATCATGCGCAACCTGGCCAATGCTGTCGCGGTGATCGGCCAGCGCGATGTACCGGTGATCTTTGATTCCGAGTACACCGTTGGCTCCGTTGGCGTTGCGCGCATGGGTGCTGCCGAGCCGCAGATGGTGCTGGCTACGTCCGACGTGCCAGCCGATTTTGTGGACAGCACTGTACTGGTTGATGGCGTGGCCTGGCGCGTACGCGAGCGTCAGCCCGACAGCCAACTGGCGACCGGGCTGACGCTGGTCATCCTGGAGCAACCATGAGCAGCGCCCAGTTCGACGTTGCTGGAGCGCTGCTCGATGAACTGACGGCCGAGCCGCCCATTGCAGATGGCCGCGTCTACCGCACGCGCATGCGCGCTATCGGCGTGGATCAGGCCAGCGCAGTAGTGGTGCGCATCGAGCGCAGCACCTCGACGCTGGCCAATGTGCTTGGCGGCCCGACCACCTGGGCCACATTGATCCACGTTGAGTGCTACGCGCGCGCCAGCGGCAGCGAGCCGGATGCCGCCGCCGATGCGCTGGTCGTGGCAGTGTTCGACCGCCTGGCGCAGGCGCCGACACTGAGCGGGCGCGTGATGTCGTTCGAGCCGATGCCCGGCGACACCCTGAGCTGGGACGTGGATGAACTCGATACAAAACTCACTTGCATTACCGCCAAATTCGTGGTGATGCACAAGACTAAAGGAAGGACCCTGACGCAATGAATGCAATGACCAGCAAACCACCAGTTGCTGCAGCACCGGCCGAGGCCGCACCAGTGGCATTTACCCCGTCCCGCCAGTGCGAGCCGAAATCCGGCGGCAGCTACACCCGCATCCCAGCCACTGGCACGCTCGTGAAAAACGACCCGCCAGTCCTGCAACCCAAACAGGAGTAATTCATGTCCCGCTTGATTCGCAATACCGCCATTCTGGCCAAGATCGAGCCTGCCTACGGCGTCGATGCGGCACCGACAGGCGCCGCCAATGCGCTGCTGGTCAGCAATTTGAGCATTAACCCGCTGAACGCCCAAAACGTCGAGCGCGGCAATATTCGCCCCTACCTGGGCGGCGACGAGCAGCTGGTCGGCACCCGTTACGTTGAAATGGGTTTCGACGTTGAACTGGTCGGCTCTGGCACCCTGGGCACGGCGCCAGCCTGGGGCGCGCTGCTGCGCGCCTGCGGCTTTGCCGAAGTGATTACCGCCGGCGTGCGCGTCGACTACGTGCCAGTGTCGACAGGTTTTGAAGCGACCACTATTTACTGGTACGACGACGGCGTGCTGCACAAGGGCCTGGGCGCGCGCGGCACGGCCTCGCTCAAATTGACGGTGGGTGAGAAACCGACCATCTCCTGCAAATTCGTCTGCCTGTACGGCGGCGTGGCCGCTGTGGCATTGCCGACCGTGGACCTCGAAGAGTGGCAGATTCCGCAGATCGTGCTGGATGCCAATTCTGGCCAGCTCATGTGGGGTGCTACCCACGATGTTGCTGTTGTGCCCGCGTTGATCGGCGGCCAGTCGTACCCGAGTAAGGGCGTCACCATTGACCTGGGCATTACAGCGCCGTTTCGCGCGCTGCTGGGCGGCGAATCCGTACCGATCACCGAGCGCAAGGTGACTGGTGCTGTGCAGCTTGAACTGACGGCAGTGGAGGAGGTTGCCGCCATGGCAGCAGTGCTGTCCACGTCGAAAACCAGCCTGGGCATGATCCACGGGACCAATGCCGGCAGCCGCGTCGCCGTGTTCATGCCTGGCGTGCAGCGCATCGAACCGACCAAGGAAGAGGACAACGGCGCCCGTATGAACGCCTTCAAGCTCCTGATCAATCCGGTTTTGGGTAACGACGAAATTCGCATCGCCACCAGTTTTTAAATCCCAGGGGCCTGCGGGCCCCGCTTATTGAGAGAAATCACATGACCAAGCAATACAAAATCGTTGTTGGCAATACCGTAGCCGTACCGGTCGCAGGCTCGCATACCGATGAAAAGGGCAAGCCAGTACCGTTTAAATTCACTCTGATCTGCAAGCGGCTCAGTGCCGAGGATCTGAAAGTGGCGCTCGATGGCGGCGAGGCTAAGGTTGATGAATTTGTGACAGACGTGGTCACCGGCTGGCGTGACCAGCGCCTGGTGCTGGAGAGCGACGATTCGCCTGCTGAATTTTGTACCGATGCGTTGGCCGCGCTGCTCAATATCTCGGGCATGGGCATGCTGTGCTTCACCTCGTATATGAAGGAAGCGACTGCCAAGGCAAAAAACTAGCCGAGGTCGCGCGCCATGTGGCGCTCGGCCTGGTGCAATCGGATGACGATGCGCAGCAGCGGCAGGATGCCAGCGAATCGGCTGCCGCTGCAATGGGGCTGGTGATCCGGCTGCCGCGTCAGCAGACCTGTGAAGAGCTCTACCTATGGCCGGAGAACGTCGCCAGCTGGAATCTCTTCCAGGCAGTGAGCACGCAGTGGGAGGTAAGCATGGCCGGCGCTACTGGCCTGCGTTACCCCAGCGTGGAAGTCGTCATGCGCCTGGCTGGCGTCAAACGCCGCGACCGCGAGCGTGTCTTTAATGAAATTCAGTGCATGGAGCGGGCGACCCTGAGCGCCTGGAGGGAGAAATCTGATGGGAGCTGAATCGCGCGTCATTATTACCGCCGATCCGACGCAGGCGATTCGCGGATTTAACCGCCTACGCACCGAGTCTACCGCGTCACTGCGCGACATCGCTGCCTACAGCGACAAGGTCAGCGCGGCCATGGCCGCCATCGGCCTGACGACCGGGCTGGCCGGCATTGTCAGCCTGAGCGATGAATATGCCAAATATACGGCCCAGCTGCGCCTGGCGACCATATCGCAACGCGAATACAACGCCGCCTACGATGACGTGAAGCGCATCGCCAATGCCGCCCAGCAGTCCCTGGCCGGTACCGGCACGCTGTACGCGCGCATCGCCAACGGCACCCGCGAGCTGGGCGTATCGCAAAAACAAGTGGCTGAGATCACTGAAACGGTCAACCTGGCGCTGCTGGTCAGCGGTGCTACGGCGACCGAATCGGCATCGGCACAGCTGCAGCTGTCTCAGGCTTTTGCCTCTGGCACGCTGCGCGGTGAGGAGTTCAACGCCGTCAACGAGGCTGCACCGCGCCTGATGAAAGCGCTGGCTGATGGCATGGGGATCACCGACTGCCCATAGAGAGGCTGAGACTGCCAAGGCACACAGGGGATA